AATGTAGGGAAGATCCTCATCAAACTCTTCATCTTGATAAACCCAGTCGTCATTCATTAGAAACCTGCTTGGAATTTTTGCCACTCAATTGCATTTTTGATTTGAAAGGTCCTGTTAGCGACAGTTTTGATAATCTCTTCTAGAAATTTTAACTGTACATCGTAATAACGAATCTTCAAATCAATTGTAGTGAGTTTCTCATCGGCGTCTAGATGCCTCTGTATGGCGTCTTTCTCCCGAACCTTATAGTCAAACGGTTCTTTCTCATAAACCTCAGCAGGTGCCTTTCCTGTATAGTAGTTATACCGTTCAAGTTTTACCTTTCTATAAGAGTCTCTTGCCTTTTCTCTGAGAAGTGTGAGTGTATTGTAGATTGTATAATACTTAGAATGAAGTTGCGGTATCTTTAATGACTCATCATGTAGATTATCAGGGTCAATGACAGAATCTTTCTGCCACATCTCCTGAATTTTGTCAAGGTCCATCATAAGCGAGTTCTGTTGTCCTGATCAAGGATATTATATACAGTATACTTGAACCTTGCCTGTGCTGTAAAGTACTGGATGTCCGTAACAGTAGTGTCAAAGTCAAGAGAGGTCAATCCAATCGGAAATAGATTCTTGAACTTGACAATTGTATTCGCTCTGTAATTACTGTTCAGGATGGTAAGAGAACCATCACTAAACTGCTCTTCCATGTCATGGATTCCATCAGAGTCAGTAACCAAATCTTTGAAGTCTTGAGTTGTTTCGGGGAATCCAAGACCAGTTAACCAGTTGTGAATTGCCATATAGTTTGACATATCCTCATCCACCAAGAACCTTAGTGTGAGATCTCCATATGTCAACTTCTCACCTGGAATATCAAGATCCTTGAGATAAGAAGGTTGCTTTGCTACCCCCAGACTAATTTCTGGAATCGTGGCACTCGTGCAAAAGAAAGATACCTTTGGTTCCTTTGCGAGAGTGAAATTGAACCCAGCGGGAGAAAGGAAATTCCTGTTTTGTATTTGGTTTCTAAATTGTGAAACAGTCATACTGATTACCTCGCGTAATTTGCACCAGGAGCATCACGATAATCTAGACCAAGTTCCTGTTTCTTTTTCTGATTAAACCAGTTTCTAACAGTTGAATATGGTTTTACTGGTTGACCATAGTGACTTTTGCCGGATAGATTTGGTAAGGATGCCCATTCTTTTCCTGCTCTACTAACAGCATAAGGGTTCATAGGTCTATCAAGATTAACTCCTCTTCCTCTAAGAAGTTTTGTTGCTGCTTTATCTTGATTACCTGGAGACATAGGTGTTTTGAGATTACCAGTTACTCCTTTCCAAGTCGAAGGCATAAACTGATATTTACCAGCAGCGGCACTAGAAGGACCTCCTCCACCACTTACAACAGTATCCGGATGACCTTTTGTGGTATCAAACTTTCCACCACCATACATCACATTATATTGATCATCTTTACCACCATGCTCTGCTCTTCCGATAGCAGATTGCCATCCTCTCGTATTGGCAAAGCGATTCATGTCTCTGTTGACTGAACCAACTCTATTGCTTGGTGGTCCGGAAAGACCAGCAACAGTTGATCTGGCACCTCTACCATCACTAGTTCTGGGTGCCACACCATAAGCACGTTGAATATCTGCCGCAGAATACACTGGTGGTGTACTTTTAGGTGCTTCAGCAACAAATTGCTTAAAGGTTTTCATTAATATTTTTTGGTCCTTCAATATATTTAGACAAAAAAAGGGGGTCTTGCGACCCCCAGAGAAATATGTGAACCGTGATCACATGAGGTTTTGAACCTTGACGCGACGGTAGTAGCGGTTGGTGTTCTGGGTAAGAGCACCAGCACCGACGGTTGTACCCTGAGCGAATGGGTTGGCAACCATGCCGTAGCGAGTCTTGAATCCGATCTTAGGCTGGAAGGTGTCCTGACCAACGGCACGAACCATCTGAAGAGGAACGTATGGGCAGTAGAAGAGACCAGCGTCATATGGGGAAGCACCCTTGTAACCAGCAACGTAGTACTGATCGGCGGCACTGTTAGCACCATATGGATCGATGTAAACGCGATACTTACCAGCAAGAACACCAGCGAAGGTGTTACCGGTGTCATCAACGTTCAGGTTAGCGTTAAGGGCAGGGGTGTAATCAAGTACACCAGCCATGGTCAGTGCGGAAGCAACGTCTGCAGAGCACATGATCATGTTACCCTTGCCTCTACGAGTGCGCTGGGCAATCGCGTTGGCGTCTCTTTCGATCTGGAAGATAAGTCCCTTGAACTTCTCAACAGACCAGCGACCGTTGGAGTCAACGTCGAGGTCAAAAGCACCGGATGTTGCAACGTTGGTGGAAGCACCTTGCTCAGCAACACGATAGATGGTTCTGATGACTTCGCGGTTGATTTCCGCAAGGATTTCAGTGGAGAGAATGTTAGCCAGTTCGGCTTCAGCATTCAGACCGTGGATTGCCTTGAGGTCCTGGGCGAGTTCCAGGGAGTATTCTGCTTTCAGAGCACGGCTCTTAGCAGTAACGGTGACCTTCTCAATCGAGAATGCCATTTCGTTGAAGGTATCGGAAGTGCTGCTTCCAAGATCTTCAGCGTCGTCTGTACGCATACCCTGACCAACAGAGTATGTAGAACCGTTGATACCCGAGGTTGGGTTCAGAGCGGCAGGGTTAGAACCAGACTGACCAGTTGTACCCATACCAACGCTACCAGCGGTGAATCCGTTGGTGAGGTTGACAGAGTTGTTCTGACCAGCGAATGCGGTATCTGCTTCGTCGAACAGGGCTTCGGTTCCGTCCTGAGTCTTGTAGCGGGAACGCATCGCGAAGATCAGTCCAGTAGGACCGGTCATTGGTTGTACGCCAGCGAGGTCATAAGCGACCAGGTTAGGCATAGAGCGTCTGATCAAGGAGATCAGAACAGGGTCAAAACCAGCAACGGTTTGACCACCTTGGGAGGTGAAACCTCCGTTACCAACAGCGTTGGTTGGAGCTTCGGTGAGGAAGTCTCTTTCCTCACGAAGAGCGATTTCTTGGTTTTCCAGGAGTTGAGCAGTTACTGCTCTACGATGATTGTCCTTGATACTATCAAGACCTTCGTAGTCCAGAAGGGGTGCCCACTTCTCCTGCAGTACCTCGTTAGAAGGCATTTGCATTTGAATTGTACCTCGTTTTAAAAGTTAGTTTGAACTATAATTTAAAAATCACTTTTTAGAGACTCTACCAAGAGTCTTCATGTAGGATTCCATAAGTGGAGAGACGGAAGCCGACTCTACAGCAGCGGTTCCTTCAGAGATGGTCTCAGTATGATCTCTCTGAGTGCTAGTTTCCTCTGGGAAGTAAGAACCTCTCAGGGTTACAAGCTTCTCACGATAGTTTGCCTCACTTTCAAACTCAACATTTTCAGCGAGAGAAGCGAACTTGTCCTTTTGGGTCTCAGCGAGTCCCTCGGAAACTTCTGCGAAAATTACGTCAGAAGTGGATTCGGCTAATCTACGATTAAGAGCAACATTGCGGTCAATCTGCTCGTTGAGTTTAGACTCCATTTCATCTAATTTATCTACCATGCTTTCAAGCACATCATATCTATCTTCAGGGATGGTTACATAATGTTCTTCAAAAAGGGTCTTCATACCCTCAAGGAAGGATTCGGTCATCTCGGTCTTGAGACCTGTTTCAACTTGAAGTGCATTCTCTTGAATCCACTCGTCGGCAACATACTCAAGATAACCGTCGATGCGATCTTCCAGTGCTTCTTTGATATTTTGAACTTCTTCTACGAGTGCCTGCTCGTAAGCAGTCTCAAGATTTTCTTTGATCTCAGAAACTTTTGTCTTAATAGCAGCTTCGAAAATGGTGCGTGCTTTTTCTTGGAACTCCTCAGAGAGTTCTTCACCCTCAAGCAGAGCCTGAACATCGCCTTCGATGTCAATCTCCTCTTCTTGGATGATTTCCTCTTCAGTGGTTTCCTCTGCTTCAGCTACAACCTCTTCTTCAGTAGTCTCTTCTTCAGATACTACTTCTTCAGCGGTCTCTTCTTCAGCTTCAGCAACAACTTCTTGATCCTCATCTACTTCTACTTCTTCAGCAGGAGCAGCCTTAGCATTTACTACATCCTTAACTTGCTTAAGGGTAGCACCAGGCTCTCTGAGTTTGTTAGAGTCGTCGTCTGGTCTGGAGTTCTCAGGAGTTGGACCTCCGAGATCTTCGTAAGGAACACCACCTGCCTGCATTGGTTCAGCGGGAGCAGCTCCTTTAGTTACTGCGTTTTCCATTTCCTGTAAGTTGCTATCAGCGGACATTTGTATCGATTAATTTGGTATAATCTATATTTATTTATAAATCAAAGATTTGATAAGAAATCGTTGAATAACTGTAACTTATGCTCGTCAAGGGTTTTTTGGTCTACAAGAGTGTTAATTCTCTTCTGAGTCTTTTCTGCGAGTTGTTCGCGAAGGATTCCACCATCCCAAACCCACTCTTTTCCTTCCATAATTCCCTGAACAAAAGCATCAGGTGCAGAAGGATCGGCAACGATATCAGCAGCAGTTGCTAACATGAAATCTTCACCGACAACTTTATGACCTTCATTGGTCATGCGGAGTGAACCTACACCACGAGAAGAAACGCCAAGCATTACTCCTTCACCAATCAGAGATTGTGCAATCTTACCCATAGGGGTATCAAGGAGTTGTGCTTTACCTCTAAAGTTGTTACCTTCTTGAACAAGTGAGGTAATTTTGTGAGAAACGCGGTCAAGGTTTACGGTAGGACCATCGGGATGTCCCAACTCACCCAGAGCACGACCTTTACGAACGAAACTTTCGTTATAACGATTTACTTCGTTAGCAAGGGTCTGAATGGGATACATTCTTCCGTTGCGATTTTTGATTTCGCCTTGGAGGAATACACCTTCAATGCACATTCTTTTCTTAGCACCTTTACCTTCGGTGATAATTTGAATGTCCGAAATTTCTTCTGTGATGAGTTTCATTTTTTTATGCGGTAAATCCTACTTTTACACCCTTACAGTCAGTGCCTCCAGCAACAAAAACAACGTGGGTAGGTTGTTTTTCTAAGAACTCAGTGGTATTCGCCATAAGAGTAAAGGTGCCAACAGTCGTTCCGCCTCTAGTCTCAGTGACAGTAATAACACGATCAGTATCACTTGGATTAGCAAGACGAACAACAGTCGCTTCACTAAAACTGGATGCAGCAGCTACCAAAGGCACTGTTGCTTCACTTCCTTTAAGTAATATACGTCCCATTATTCTTGATCCTCTTGTGGGTCTTGAGTTACTTCATCTTCAAATTCGACTTCACCTTCTGTAGGTTCATCAAACATTGAAGTTGCTACATATGGTTTTGCAGCGTCAATTCTTTCAGCAGCTTTCGCATACAAAGAATTTT